TTGAAACTCGTTCCAGCATTGGATGTGATACGACCACCGGGAACAAATTTAAAATCACAAAGAAGATCTTTAAATATATCTTCCCATGTCTCTGGTTCTTTCTCAACTGACGCCAAAGCCCCCGCGACCCTTGAATGCGTCCCGTCAATATTCTCCCCATCGTAACTATATGTGTTTTCAAATATTTCCTTACTGAAAGGGTCTGTGAATACAGTATTGGTAGTCTGAGAAGAAAATTCCTCGCGGTCTTGATTTTGGTCTTGAGACATTTTTTTGGATTTTCTTTTTTTATTAATTTGTAATATTTATTCTTAAATTTGTTTATTTGATTTTTTTAAGAGATCAATTTTTTGGAAAACTTCAAAAAACAACATTTTTTTATTTTTAAAAAAAAAATGTTAAAATTGATTATAGATTAATTAATTATCCCAAATATTTTTAAAATGGAATATTTTAAAGATAGTCCATATAGGTGTCATTTTCATAGTTCTTCGTGTAGTTTTTCTGGAAAATACAAAATGGATAATGATTGGTTTTGTCAAAAACACTTGGTTATCACGTATAATGTTTTAAATGACAAGAAGAAAATGTTTAGTGAAATCTGGAATTATAAACCGTTAAAAAGAAAAATACCTAAAACGTTAATTATCAAACTAAGAACTTTTAGTTTTAGTTTCAATCGTAAAGATGGATTTGTTGTTTATTTAACACCTAAACTTTTTAAACAAATATATCTCTACAAACAAAAATTCTATGAAGCAAATGAAGAAATAGAGATACTGATCAATAAACAAATCAAAGAGGGACCGCTCAGGAAAATCGAACTTGACTATATCCTATCCGATATTCTCCAAACCGAGTTTCACTTTTCTAAACCAATTTTAAAATTAAATCTAAACGGTGATAATTGTACTATATGTTTAGAAACCCTAGAATTCTCAAATAAATTAAAAACCGATTGTTCTCATTATTTTCATGAAAAGTGTTTATTGGAATGGCTCAATAATCAAAACAAATCTTGCCCCTGTTGCCGAAAACAAATTATTTCCAATTAATGTGGAAATTATTCAAATTTAAATTCAAATTTTACAATGTATATATATAAAGTTTAATAAAATGACAAATGGTTCTCTTATTCAACTTGTAGCAAAAGGAAAACAAAATGCTATCCTCAACAGTACACCTCATTCTAATTTATTCAAGAAAATGTTTTCAGGACACAGGCCCTTTGCCATTGAAACATATACATTACCCATTGATTTAAGATTTGATAATCATTATAACGTTTCTGTGCCTTATATAGGAGATTTACTCAATAAGTGTTTTGTCCATATAAAACTTCCTATTCTCTCTGGTTCTATTCCTTCTGGTAGCACTTACCTTGGGTGGTGTAATTCAATTGGTCACGCCATCATTGAATATATAAGTGTAAAAATCGGAAACCAAGAATACGATAGAATAACCGGTGACGAACTTGAAGTATATACAGAAAAAGAGATGACAGAAGAAAAAAAGACAGGTTACAATGAAATGATACACAAGTTTAGTGACGTTACAGAATTAGAAACAAACGCAGAACAAGAAATAGATCTTTATATCCCCCTACCCTTTTGGTTTTGCAAGTATCCTGGTCTAAGTATTCCACTTGTTTCATTGTGGTCTCATAAGGTTGAATTCGAGTTTAAAATTAGACCCTTTAATCAATTGGTTGTGTATGACGGTGATACAGATCCAGAAGACTTGCTTTTCAGCATCACTTCATCATCTCTTCTTATGGATTATATATATTTAGATAATGAAGAAAGAAACAGATGGAAAGCATCGGCACATTCTTACCTTTTTGAACAACACCAGCGTGTCAGTTCGAGAGTTTTAGAAGGAGAAAGTTCCAAGATTATTTCAGTAGACACATATCACTCTACAAAACAATTATCGTTTGTATTTGTTGAACAAGACTCGAAAGATAATAACGACCATTTCAATTACGCACGTAGAGCAGATGGACTATCCTCAATCACAAACGTCGATATACAAGCCAGAGGTAATTCTCTCTTCAAGACAAAATTATCAGAATCTTATCTTAGACTTATTGAACCCTTTAAAAGAAGCACAGGTATTACAAATAAATACATTTATCAATATTCATTTGGATTAAAACCAGAAGAATACAACCCATCGGGTTTCTTAAACTTTTCATCATTAGATTCTAATGGTGTTTTTTTAATTCTTGATATGAGATCAGGAACAAAGACTTCTTTTATTCACGTCTTTGTTACCAATTACAATTTTTACACTGTAAATTCTGGTATAGCAAAACTAAAATTTATATAAATTAAATTAAATTAAGATATAAATTTTAGTCTGTGTCGTCGTCATCGGTACCGTCGTCGTCGTCGTCTGTGTCGTCGTCGTCGTCTGTGTCGTCCTCGTCGTCGTCTTCGGTGCCGTCGTCGTCCGTGTCGTCTTCTCCATCGGTATCCTCTGGGTTTCTTTCTTCATCTTTCTTTGGTCGTCGTTTTTTGGTCAATACTTTTTCTTCTTCTTCGTCCTTTATATTATTGTAAAATGTATATCCAATCAACCCCACAGCTGTAGCACTTATAATACTCAAAAAAAGATTATCCATACTTTTTTTTTATTTTTCTTTTTTTCAATTTAATTGTTTCTTTGAATACATTTTTAATTTACACATTAGAACGCGATTTTGTAATTAAAACCCAACCGCTTCAGCAATTATGGGCATCTCTCTACGAAAGATTTTCCTGATCTGATTTGCAATTTGAACGTGTTCCAACTGTGTTCCATTTGATTCTCGTAATTTTATATAATGTATCCAACTACGTATGGTTCCATTCATATATATTTTTGTATGACTCGAGAGAGGTAGTAGAAATCTTGCACTTTCTTTGGCTATACCCCTTTCAAGTGCTTCTGTATATACCTTGTTTGTATTTTCATATATCCCATTCATCTGTTTTTCAAACCAATCCCGTGTTTCTTTTTCTAGATCATCTGTGCTGTTTTGTCTATTTTTCATATCCTGTCTCCTGGGTTCAATAGGAATCATATTAAGAACAGGAGAGTATCGTTGACTAAACTCTTGGAATGTAAAGGATCGATGTCTAATGATCTGTGCTGAAATCGCCCTGGTTGTATTGATTTCAATACACATATTGGCCATTTCAAAAGGAGACCAATGACCCTCACGAATACAAAACTTCAAAAGACCTTTATATTTGGGATTATCTTGATTTTCTGGATTACTCACCCGAGTACAAAAAGCAATGTTTTGTTCAGTATCGGGTGTAATCCATAATAATTTTACAGAATTAAAACCATTCTGTGAAGTCATTTTTTTTATTTCCTAAAAATCAAAGTCTAATTTAATTTTAAATTTAAAATGAACTTGTCGCAGAGTTTCACAATCATTACAATCGTTATTGTTATATCGATTTCTGTAATTATTTTATTACTCACTAAATGTGTAAGTAAAGGAGGTATAGATGATAACAATCCATTTAGTGTTTTTGTAAAAAAACAAATAATGAAAATCATCACAATGGTGAGTGATAAAACTGAAGCCCAGATTGAAGATACAATCGCCGAACAAGTTACAATCCAAGATCAATTGGATGATCTTGAAACAACTTTCAATGAAGTCAAGGTTCAAGAACAAGTAAAAACGAATTTAAACAAAGTTTCCCAAAACGAAGTTTCCCAAAATGAAGTCGAGGTTCAAGAACAAATAAAAACGAATTTCAATGAAGACACTAGAAACGAAGTTTCCCCAAACGAAGTTTCCCCAAACGAAGTTTCCCAAAATGAAGTTTCCCAAAATGAAGTTTCCCAAAATGAAGTCTCAAACTTAATTTCCCCAAATGAAGTTAAAAACATCGTTTCCCCAGATGAAGTTTTGGAAGGATTTGATACAAATTTTAATTATAAATTACCTACAAGTGGAAGTGAACCCATGTACAACGAAATGGAATGGAACGACCCTTCGTTTGTCAAGACAAATAATTGTTACGCTTACTTTTTGAATGATAAAAAATTCAGAGAAAAGAAACCCCAACCTGGATATTTTTCAGGAAATGATAAACCCAATACATACAAATCATGCAATGAAACAGAAAAAAGGGTTGTTCAGGATAACCCGAATGTTTACATGTCATCTGAAACAAAACCATGTAAAAAAGGATATTACAAAGGATACCTGGCAATAGATCCAGGTAAAGACTATCATTTTTATCGCCAGGATACAGATGGTTTCTGGTCACACAAACCCGGTGGTCTCAGTGTAACAAATTTAGACTCGGATGGAAATGAAATAACAAATCCCAGAGAAGCATCTAAGATATATGACAACTATCAATACACAATGAATTGTAACTATTTTTGTGTTCCTGAAAATGGATATAAAACAACAAATGCGAAATAAGTCTGCGTTTTATATAAAAATAAGATATTAAAAAACAAGACAAGGATTAAAAAACAATAAAATGTCTAAATATGAAAATGATAACTTAGAGGTAGAAGATGAAGACCAATATATCATGAGTATGACCACAATCCACGCTAATATGATAAAAACTCTTTTTGAAACACTAAAGGATATTCTCACTGACGTTTGTATTTATTTCGACCATTCTGGAATGAAAATCACATCTACAAACCAATCACAGAATTCACTGGTTTATCTTAATTTAACAGCAAATCAAATCAACGAAGGAGGAGTATATTCTTTCAATTTCACCAAGCCTCATTTTTTCATCGGTGTTAAACTATCAACTCTTTACAAGGTTATCAAGACGATTTCCAAGGGTGATAAGTTTTCCTGGTTCATCCATAAGAATTTACCTGAAATTCTACACATACAGTTAGATGACGATACTGGGAGTATTACAACAATTTTTGATTACAAACTAATAGAACCAGACGAGGAAGTGATAGAGTTTCCAGAACTGGATTATGATTATATATTCCGCATCAAGTCGAGTGATTTCACCAAAAGGATTAAAGACATGGCAAATATAGATATCGGTGATACAATGGAACTGGAAGTAATTGAAAATCAAATGGTTATTTCTTGTTCTGGTATGTGGGTTGATCAGAGAACACACATTATAGGAATGAACAGTAATGATAAAGAAGATCAAATGATAGATAAAGACATATCAAAGAGAAACAAAAAGTCTCCTGTAAAGATAGAATTTCTAAAAAATAGCAAGGATAAACAACGTGGAAAATACAAATTGAAATATCTGAATATATTTACAAAAGCAAGCGATTTATGTGAGAAAAACAAAATATACTTTGGTCACCAAAAACCACTTGTTATTGAATATCCAGTTCCTAATCTAGGAATGCTTAAATTCATGCTTGCTTGTGAAATAGAAGAATAAATTTTAATTTAAAATTTACTTTAAAATAAATAATTAAAATATAAAAATAAAATGTCAAGTGTGAATAACGATTCAGGAGAAGACGAAGACTACCAAGAATATGAAAAACAGTTTGTAGATGGTTCAAGCAATCAAGTTCCCGATAAAATCAAACAAAGTATTAAAAAATATTACGAGCTGGCTGTTCTATTAAAAGGTGCAGATGAAGATGTAAAAAAGTTAAAGAAAGAAATGAAGCTTTTAAACATTAAAATCCAAACATTTATGGTTGAAAATGAAGTTTCACAGTTTAATACAGAAAAAATTGACCTGAGTATCCATAAAAGAAACGCGGTCGAGCCTATCAACAAAAATAGCATAGAGCGTATTTTATCTACAAAATATGACGAATTACAGGCCAAAGAGATCTCAGATTACATTTATGATAATAGAAACACGACAGAAAAGGTTGGGTTAAGAAAAAGACTAAAAAACCAAATTAGATTATAATTTATTTAAAAATTGAATTTTCAATAAAAATAAATTGAAAATTTCATCAATCTTTTTATTTTATTAAAAATATCCAAGATAAAATTATGAAATTATGTCTTCTCAACAAACACAGTTCAATGTTCCATCTTTTAATGAATTATATGGTCATGTTCAAACTGTTAAACTAATTGAAGATTTTGAAAATATTGAATTCGAAGACAACTCTCTCTCTCCACAATTAAACCCAGTTGATTTATCTTTTAACATTATCGGAACGGATATAGACCCCGATGATCTCGAGAAGAGAATTATCCCCATCAGGCAAAGATTTACAAAAAACATCAACGACCTTGAAATAAAAGAAGTAGAAAAAATGAAAGACGACTTGGTTAAAAAATGGTTTCATTCTGGTGTTCAGGATAGTAACAACGCAATGTTGGTTATCCTCAACGCATTCAATGCAATCGGAGCGACTACACAAGATGTGGAAAATTGCGTCGATTTACCTAAATTATCTACTCTTTACGAAGAAGAACTTTCAAGAACACTGGGTGTTATGAATTATTTTTCCAAGAAAGACGTTCTCAATAAAATAGACCCAAAAACAAATCAAACATACGCCAATATTCTCAATCGCATTTTAGAAATTATGTATTATTCCAATTATATAATAAATGGAACAGTTCGTGTAATTGACTCTTGCAAGACCAAAAACAGACTTGACACTACGGCAATCAATGAAACAGGACCTGCTGGTGTTATTGATAAGTTTATACCTAGAACAGAGACAGACACAAGTCCATTTCAAAAGCTGTTGCTTTATCTTTTCCGTAGTTTGAGCGAATATGGACTTAGGCGACACGGGGATAAAGTATATAAAATGGTATTTTCTAAAAAAGGGTTTTTCTCTTACGCTTGGGATCAATATTCAACAATCGAAGATTTTGTTTATGAAGTGACACAAAAAGACAAATATTACTCACAGTGGTTAAACAGCACACATGCAAAAGGAAACATCAAAGAATCGGTTAATTACTTGTTAAATTGTTCTTCTTCTGTTGATTTCAGACAGCTTAAAATGGATCGCAGTGTTTTTTCATTTAGAAACGGTGTTTATATTTGCGTTTGTAACAAGGTCAAAAAAGGTAAACCCCAACCAGAGCCTTATAAAGACTTTTGGTTTCCATTTACAAGCGATTACGACCTTGATCAGAGTATTGTATCTTGCAAGTATTTTGATATGGATTTCAACAATTATGAAGAGATTGAAGACTGGAGAGATATCCCGACACATAGCCTACAGAGAATTCTTGATTACCAGTTTGGAAATGATGAAAAGGGTAGAGAAATTTCATACTGGATGTATATTTTCATGGGGAGGCTTTTTTATGATCTTAGATATATAGATTAATGGCAGGTTATTCCTTATCTTTATGGCATTGCTGGATCTGGCAAGAGTACAATCTGTGAAGTCATTCGTAATTTCTATGGTGTCAATGATGTCGGTGTTATTGAAGACAACATTGAAGAAAAATTCGGGCTGGCGCCTATTTCAGACAAGTTTATCTTTATTGCACCCGAGGTCAAGAAAACATTTAGTCTCAGTCAAGCACTGTTCCAGAAAATTATTTCAGGGGAAGAGGTAGCACTGCCTAGAAAAAACAGAGACCCTGTTCAAACTATATGGAAGTCCCCTGGATTTATGGCTTCAAACGAAACACCTGGGTTTAACGACTCGGCTGGGAGTATAAGTCGTCGTATCGTGGTATTCAAGTTTATGAACGTGGTAAAACAAGTAGATCCCAGTTTATTTTCCAAATTGGAAAGAGAGACGCCTGTTATTATCAAAAAATGCAATTCCGCTTATCTGGAAGCAGTTAATAATTCCAACGGGAAAGATATTTGGAATTTGTTACCGAGATATTTTCACGATACAAGAGAGAACATGGCAAAAGAAACCAATGTTATGAAAGGATTTCTTGGTAGTGGTATTATCAAGTTTGGAAAGGATATGTATTGCCCAGAAGTCGTTTTCAAGAGAAGATTTCAAGAATATTGTAATGAAAATAACATGGGGAAATCAAGATGGAACGAATCAATGTATGATGAACCATTTTCAAATTATTCGAGTATTCACAATGTTGAAATAAAAATTAAAAAAACATCAAAGAGATATCCCCGCAACGAAGAAAACGTCAAACTTTCGAATAGAAAATATATCATGGGCCTTGACATCATAGACGAATCAACAGAAGAATAAATTTGAATTTGTTTTTGTTTTTTTTTTCCTGAAATTAAAAAGAACAAGGGTGCTATAACCCAAAACAAAAAGGAGGAAGATGTTTGTTTGTTTGGTAATAAACCCCGATTTAGTCGAGATGTTTATTGTAATAGATTCACATTGTCCTTTATGTAGATGTCGTATTATTAATTAATTTTTCAAATTTTTAATCAGATTTGAAAAAATAATTGTAACTTAAAACTTATGCTGCAAATGCCAAACCACCAAGTCCATTGAGAATTCGGAGGATGTTTACATTGACAGCGTATATGCGGACGTTTGTTGAAACTGCAGATACGAGTGTGAGTAGCAGGTTGACATTGTCAAGACGGGACATATTGACTGAACCAGAGGGCTGGTGTTCTTCTGGGTGGAATGAGAAAGAATAGACGTAGATACCAGTGGCTGGGACACGGACGAAGTGTTGGTATGGCTGGACGAGATTGAAGTATCGACCCTGACGTTCACGGAAACGATCGTTACCGTTAAGTTGGATCTTGGCCGTGGAAAGAGTATCGGATCCACCGTATCCAGTTGCAGTTGTGTAATTATCCCATTCATTGACGTTAGAGGCGATGTTAGCAGAAGGCTGACATACCCATGCGAGATATTTAACTGGATGGTTAAATGACAATCTGAATGTATTAGCTGTATTAGAGGTATTCTCTTCACCCTTGTATTGAACTTGCTCGATGAGATACTCGTTAATACTTGATGTGAAACGGTCACGTTCTTGGTCTTCCAAGTAGATATAATCGATCCAGAGAGACGCAGTGAAATTTGTAGGAACAGTGTCTACAGCACCACCGTCGTCTGTGATAACAAGGTCGGTGAAACGTCGGAATTGGAAGATAAACTTGACTTCATGACGAGATAGAGCGATAAGAGGAAGAGCGAGAGAGCTGTTGCGGTTGAACCAGAAACAGAGAGGAACGTAGAGTCGAGCACTGGCTAAAGAAGCAGCACCAGTGGTGAGAGCGGTAGTGTTACCAATCATATTGTCATAACCAGCAGATCGTTCGGCTGTCTGCGTGAGTTCATTGAAGATGTTCATCCAATCACCGTATTGTCGGTCAATCATCTGACCACCAATTTGGAATTCAACATTGTCGATAAGCGTATTACCGAGATTTCGAACCCATGCGACTGTACCGCCTGCTTTTGCGAGAGCCGGTGTATCGACTTGTAGATAGACTTTCCACATAAGATCTGCGTTACGGGAAACGGTACAAGAGACGCGTTGGCCAAATTGGACAGAACCATTGAATGTCTGTTCCATAGACTCGATGGCGAAGGGTGTGTGGCGTCGATGAACACCTTTGAAGAACGTTACCATTGGGTTTCCATCGAGATACGCGTTCTGTGGTCCACGAGCAACAATTTGAATAAGTCCACCGGTCATTTTATTTTTAAATTTTTATTGTATAATAAAAATTCGCTTTTATAAAAACCAAATGTAGAGAAATAGTGAAAAACAAATGGACGAAAATGGACGTAAAAATACCTTTTAGGGTAAAATTTAAAAAAGAACAGGTATTATTTTTAATAAAAATGTTAAATAAACAAGTAAATAGATATTCCAAAGAATCGTGGTCTGGGTGTTATAAACCAGATAACCGTGAGAATACAAATATGTCTCTGTATAAAAATGCTGGTATCATCAAGAACATGATGAAAAATACTGGACCAAGCAAGAAAAATGGAGTAACTACATGTAGAAAAATATTTAGAAAGGACAAGAATATCGATATTCAACTTAAAGATACATCTTTCAAGTTGAGACCAGATAAAAAAGTAGTCAAAGAAGGAAATGTGGATATGACAGTGTATGAGATACATAGAAAGAAGATGAAAGAAATAGAAGACAGAAAGAAAACCATGAATAGACTTGAAAAACAGTTGAAGAAAGAGAAATACACAAGTAGAGACACTGCTGAGTTGGAGCAAGAAATCGATAATATCAAAACCAAGATAGACGAAGAAGAGTTGGATTATTATTACAAGACCAAGGACATACTAATTTCTTATTTTACAGACGATCTTGACTTGAATAATCCTAACAGAAAATCTAAACGGTCGCTTTTCAAAGATTACAACAATGCCATAGATTGTATAGATCTGTATGTAAAAAAGGGCAAGGATTATAGTATGGATTATATTTGTGAAGAATGTGGTGGAGAAGAACTGGTGAATGACGCCCAAAAGGGTGATATTATATGTGTAGACTGTGGTTTAGTTAGACTGAACGATCTTGATCCGGAAAATCCAAATAGTTATCCTTACAATATAACGTTGTCAAGTGTTGGAACCAAGTGTATAAAAACAGAAGAAAATGACAAAGGTGGGCCTTACTCTTAGAAAAAGGTTAACCATTTCAAGGATCATATTTCACATATACAAGCAGAGGAAAAGACAGATGTGCCACAAAAGGTTATAGATGTAGTTAAACTCGAAATGAAAAAGAACAGAATAAACGAAACAGATTTGAATGGTAAAATAACCAGGGAATTTTTGAAGAAACACGGGTTGAACAGATTTTATGATTGTATATATAAAATCATAAGTGTTATACAAGGGAAACCTCCCGTGAAAATGGAACCAGAGCTCAAAGACCAACTCTGTGATATGTTTAATGAAATTCAAGAGCCGTATATAAAACACTGCCCTGATAATCGAAGTAGTTTTTTGAATTATAGATTTGTTCTTCACAAATTTTGTCAATTGATAGACCGAGACGAGTATCTTGATTATTTCCCGCTTCTTAAACCAGGCGAGAAGTTGAAAGAGCAAGATAATATATGGAAAAATATATGTAGAGACCTAGAGTGGCAGTTTATTCCATCAGAGTAATTTTATTTTAATTCCAAAGAAATTTTGAAAAAGGCTTATAGAGAAAAATATAATTAGCCATTATAAAATGACAAAGAAACTCAATAAACTTTTCTTTACAAAAGAAAATACAGGTCTAGTTTATAATTACACAATACGTGCATTACAGTTAAGGAATGTGAATGTGTTTTCTTACGTTAATAAAGATTTCATTAGAAACAAAATAGTTGATACAATGGAGAAAGTGTATAGAACATTTTCGTTGAATAATGACCTTTCCAGATATTCTTTAAACCAAGCAAATACAGAAATGAATAAAATGTCCGTGACAATGTCTGCCAACCAAATTTTAAAATACATCCAAGAAGTAGAAGAACAGAGACGACAACACCAGGTTTTCCAACAAGAACAAATTAGTCTACAAAAACAGATAGAAGAAGAAAATAAAAAAAATAGTCTAAGACTACCATCTGCTCAAATGACAAATTATGGCAATGATATTCATGATGTAAATGACCAGTTCAAGAGACTTCAAAAACAGAGAATGGGTAATATCCAAGTGGATAAAAAGGAAACTGTCTTGGATGGAACAATACCAAGTAACGATTTGGACGAATTTGAAGTAGATGACGATGGTGAAATTGTTACCGTTGATGATCAAGAAAGAGCAGATTTAGATGAAGAACCTTTAACCCAAAGTAAATATCAAAAGAAAGTTATCCATTTCAACGAGAAGACGGTGGTTATAGATTTTCCTGAAAAAGTTATACCCAAACAATTCAAAATCAAATCTGTAGATTTTCCATTTAGTGACTACAATGTAAATGAAACATGTAACAAGTTTTATTGGAAGATTTCACAATTTGATGTTCGTGAAATTGAACTTGAACTTGGTAATTATAAATGTGAAGAACTCGTTGAAGAATTGGAGAGAAAGATGAATGAAACCGTTTGTAAAAAAAATGACAAGGAAAACCCAAGCGTGGATTTTCCAAGCA